ATGAAGAAAGTTATTTTAGGCGCTGTTTTATTCACCCTAAGCGGCTCGGTTTTATCTTCTTCTTTGCAGGATCAGCTTGCGGCGGTAGCCCAGGCTGAACAGCAAGGAAAAAATGAAGAAAACAGACAGCGTGATGCTCTGCAAGCCAAACGAGATCAAGAGGCTCAACAGGAAAGACAAAGGCAAGCCAATGCGGCAGCGGTTGCTAAGCAGCGAGCAAAAGCGGCAGAAGCTGAACGGAAAGCACGGCAAGCAAAATTGGCAGCGGAAGCCGCGCAAGATAAAGCGCGCGATCAAAGCTACGAAGATGAGCTTCGTCGTTTAGAAATTCAGAAACAAAAACTGGCGCTGGCCAGGGAAGAGGCCCGGGTAAAAAGAGAAAATGAATTCATCGATCAAGAGCTGAAAAGTAAAGCTGCCCAGACAGATGTTATTCAATCTCATGCTGATGCAAACAGAAATCTATCTGAAGGCGGTCGCGATCTGCTGCAAAGCGAAGGTAAAGCCCGTGAGGAAAAGGCAAGCGGCTGGTTTAACTGATTTCGCTAATCATTTATGTGTATTAGCTCAGATTTGACCTGACATAGCTATGGCACAGACCTAAACCTAATCTGACAGGCAGGTCTGTGCCAATAGCGGACGTTGTTAACTTTGGCCCATATCCATCAATGGACGCAGGTCAATCTATACGCTAATTGTTTTGCGCTTAAGTTCTGAACTATAGTGCCGATAGTAAAATTAAGTACTTTTGCCTTAAGGAAGCAAGGTTTGAAAGATTTTTCAAAATACTCAAAAGCGTTAGGGATGGCTAAGTTCTATGTTTATGCATTTTATGACACTGAAGATGCAGCTAAGAAGCCGTTTTATATAGGCAAAGGCAAGTCAGAACGCTGCCTTGATCATATAAAGTATAATGATGACTCTCCGAAATCAGAACGAATTAATCATCTGTTAAAAACAGGAAATCTGGGTATCGACATACTACGCCATGGCATGGATGAGGCAACCGCGAAGCTTGTTGAAGCAACATGTATTGATCTCTTGGGTGTTGGAGAACTGACCAACAAAGTACGAGGAAGCAGCTCCCTTATGGGGCGAATCACGCTGGATGAGCTCAATCATCTTCTTCTTAAGCAAGAGACGGAAATCGCACCTGAACATGCCGGGCTCGCTTTTTTGCTAAACAGCACCTACAAGTCTGGCATGAGTGCACTTGCATTATATGAAGCTACGCGTGGCGTCTGGGCAAAAGTACCAAAAGATGAAAACCTACAATTTGCATACGCCACCTACGGCGGTTTGGTGATGGAAGTTTACGAGATACAGTGCTGGTTGAAGGCAGGCTCTCAGCAATACTTTACCCGGGAATTGGTCATCCCCCCCGAAACCAACCGTTCAGAATTTGTTGGACGAATCGCATCACCAGAAATCAGAGAATTATACGTAGGCAAGCTAATCAAAAAATCGCGTAGTCATGGTAGCCCTTTCGTAAAAGTCGGGCTGGCGGAATAAACTGACCTGCTTCCCGTTGATTAATACACCTCAATGCTAGTCATGTTGTTGAGGCTACCAATGTCCGCACCTCGCTCGAAGCCGACTGTCAGATTTGATTGTGTGCTGCCAGTGAAACCCACTATTGTGTCAATGCAGTGCTTTGCCGCCAGAAGCTGTGCACTACACAGAAAACTCATCTATGCACATAAATAAAAACCCTCTGCAAAAGCAGAGGGTTAAATTCATTTTTACCTGTTCATGTAAACACAGGAAGGATTATCGGCTTATTCCCACTCAATTATTTACAATACACACAACCTATTGAATTGTAACAACTTTCTGAAAACAAATTTTCACCATACCGTTTTATATACCGTCACCGGAAATCAGTACCATGAAAAATGCCATGTCACCGGGTCAACGAATCGTACTGCTTTTCACAGACTCTTCCGGCTTCGGCTGCCCGATCAGCGTACTCTGCCAGTTGTCGGTTTCGCTCGAGAGATTTGCTGAGCACGTCGGCAAGCAAAACTCCGGTGTCTGCGGCTGACGACCCAGCGCCGACAATGGCGTTATACTGCCTGAGCTGCTCACGGATGGCAACGAGCTGTTGCTGCAACCTGCCAGCACGAGCGGCAGCATCAAGAGCATCATTGCGCGCCCGGTCGAGTGCACGCTGCGCTTCACGTTCATTGGTAGCTTTCTCCTTTTCGTCGTGCTGACGAGCTTTATCATCTTCGGCTTTACGGTCTGCTTTTGCCTGCGCATACCCAGCGTCGTACTGCGTTTCACCATGGCTAACCCAGGCTAAACGCCCGCCAGTGGCAAGAGCAGCAAGCATCACCACGATAAGCAACTGTTTCCAGTATATTTTGACGAATGCCAAGATCATAACAGCGCCTTACGGGCAGCACCGTAACGCGCTAGCCGGTCGTCGATACCGTTCTGGCCACCGTTGATAATCTGCGTGACGCGAACCAGTTCGCCTGTATATTTCATACAGCCTTTGGTGGCGAAGAACCACGCAGCGCTACGGGCCGCGTATTCATCCTGCGCCAGCAGTTCAGGCTGCGCAACAAGCTCAATTTTGAGCCCGTTGCCACAATCCCGGTAGTTGTTCAGGCCGGTGATCTGAATCAGCCCGCGTCCACGGTAATTCCATCCGTCGCCAGGACCATTGTTCCCCATACGCTTGCTGTACACCAGATTGGCGATCGCGCGCTGGCGTTCCAGCGGAAGAGACTTCTCATACGCTTTGCGGCCCAGCGCGTTGGCCTGGTCTGGCGTGATACGACCGGCGCGGATGAAACCTGACAATCCTAATACGCTGTAGTTGAAGTTTTCCTGCAACCGGGTAAACCCTCCGGACTCATGCCCGACCTGCGCAATAAACATCGCCTGGTCATCTGGCTTGGTAATGCCAAATTCATTCATGGCTGAGGTGATATGTGGGTACCAGCGCGAAGCCAGTTGCTCTGTAATACCGGCAGCGCGCCGGAACTGGTTAATGTCCATGTTGAGATCTCGATATCTTGAATATCTGCACGACGTTACCGCGCGTCTTCAGAACGGCGGCAAGCATGACAGCATTGATGATGACCTCTGATAAATCAGCGGCCATTGGTGTGTGATACCAGATTGCATATGCGGCGCGGACGGGGATGCTGGCTGATGCCACGATAAGGAAGTAGGCTATCCACCCACCCCACCGGCGGTGTTGCGATCCATTACGCCGGAAGGTTCCGACGCGGATTGCTATCGCAGAACAGATAACCGCATTGGCAATCAGTAAAAGCAGCTCATGAGTTGTCATCGTCTTTTCTCCCCGGGATTAAATCGCGTGGATTGTCTGAACGGTGATAGAGCCAGATACCAATACGTACAGCGACGATTGCCGACACGAACGCGCCAGCAGAGAAGACGATCCCTTTCTCGAATGAATCCTGCGTGATAGTTGGGATCAGGCTGGCTACGCCGATAAGGATTGATGCAGTTGGTTTGTAGAAGAGAAGCCCGCAGAGGAAGCTGAGCATCGACAGGAGAACCCGGCGGCGTATTGGATACTCAACTGCTGAGGTAATAAATATTACCGCTCCAGACAAAGCACCTAAAGCAACCTCCGGAGGAACCCCTGCAATTACAGCAGCAAGAGACCCCATGCTAAGCCACTGATTTAAAGACTCACTGGTTAGCTGAGCTGACATAGCAACCACCGTTTACTGTGCATAATGAACCCCCTTAGTTGGTGAGTTTATCATACACAATAAACCACATATGGAATGATGCAATCTATAAACATAGCGAGAAAATTACCCATATGGTAAGATTGCAATCACCAGATTTCTCTTAAGCCTTAAAATAGACAATCATTAAAATGAGTAATGAAATGGCTGAATTATATAAAAATAATTTCTTTTACAAGAAAGTTAACTTAACAGTTTCTCAATCACTTGAAAGAGGAAGCAACAACCTTGACCTCGTTAGAATAATAGCAGCCTTAATGGTTATATTTGGGCACTCATTTGCCCTAACTCTAACCCCAAATATGCAAGAGCCATTTAATTACTTTTTCCCTTTTACATATTCAGGATCAATAGCAGTTAAAGTTTTCTTTTTTATAAGCGGTTTACTTGTAACCAATAGCATTATAAAATCAAAAAGCATATCAGAGTTCACAATAGCCCGTTTTTTTAGGATTTATCCTGCCTTTGCTATTACAATTATATTAACAGGAATTGCTATTGGACCACTTGCTTATAATGGAAATTATAATGATTACATTAATAATCCAGGTGTATTTAATTACATATCACATTCATTATTTTTTGATACGCAATATTTTATTAATGGCGTATTCTCTGGAAATAGGGATGGTGGTTCATTAAATGGTTCTTTGTGGACAATATCAATAGAGGTTTCAGCGTATTCCGTTGTTCTTGCTATTTTCATATTTACTGGATTTAAAAATAAATTATTATCAAATATAATTTGCCTATCTATTATAATAATTCCATTGACTGATATTAGTGGATTGAACTTCATAACAGATAGAAACAGCGAGGCGTATATATTACCATCTTGCTTCGCTTTGGGTGCATTATTTGCAATAAATAAGGATTCAATCAAGCTTGATTTTAAAATACCTTTGGGATTTTTTATAATTTATAAAACATCATACTCTCAAGATCTTAGTCATTTTGCATTCTATGCAGGGATATGTACGTCACTTCTTTATATTTCAACTATTGGCTTTATTAAATCAATAAAAATAAAACACGATATCTCTTACGGGATTTATCTATGGGGATTCCCTATCCAGCAACTGCTATCATATTATTACAAACTTGATACGGTTTCATTGATAATATCATCATCTGCTTTATCAATTGCACTGGGGTACTTATCATTTATTTTTATTGAGAGACCAGCTATGCGTTTAGGTAAATTAGCATCAAGAAGACTCCAGTTAAATAAACTAGAGTCTATCTCTTAATATTCAGTCACTGTCAGTTAAAGTCAACAAATCCTTTAATTGACAGTGATGATGTTGACTTTATTAAAGATGAAAAATCGTAAAGGACTCGACCGCCATCACTTCTGTAAATAGTTACCTGATCTTGATTACCAGAATTCAAAGATGCCAGGGGGACTACTCCAGTGGAAAGTATTATGTCATTCCAGAAATCTACAGAAAACATTGATATTGAGCTTGTTTTCCCACTCATTCCTGGAAGATAGGCGATATTTAAATTCCCACTTGGCGATGATATTGAAGATACATTTACTGTTACGGAAAAATCTATTCTATTGCCAGTTGCCCTAAAGACTCCTGTACTTGATGACGACAGGGTTATACTTCCGCTTGCAGGAAGCAGGACTGGTGTGAACGAACCAGTGACTGCCAGTTCAAATCTGTTAGACGTAATCAAGTCAGGTGAAGCTATATAAATAGCCCCAGCTTGAGATAGATTATTACCTGACCCAAAAACATTACCAGTTGCCCCAGTAGGTACTACTATACCCGCATTACCTCTAGGGTCAATGCAAGTATTAGAGTCAATTGTGTTCCCTACACAATTTGCCCCATTTGCACCAGAAGCTAGACTAATACAAATATGACCGCCTGGATAACCTGCAAAAATCACATCATAGTTGGCGTCAAACCACGAGGTATTACCAACTACTGAGCAGTTGCTAACCCCTGCAAGCCAGATATTATTTTCTCGGTTGTTATATGTATTGTTACCCTTGACAATATTTCTGAGTACATCATTTGTTGCCGATCTTTCAGAAAACAAACCCATATCAATACCACGGTTCCAGCAGTCATAAACTGTGTTATTTACGATGATGTTATCTGTTGAATAACCACTATTCCCACCAAAGTAAATTCCACTCTGGCCACAGGCTGATACCTCATTAAAAGCGATGACATATCTGTGAGCATTCTCGGATACTATCCCATCCCAGTAGTTGCTAGCCCAACTCCAGGGTTTAGCCTCCCCGGATGTAAGGTAATTATTGGTTATACGGTTCTTAAGTATGAGACCCTCAGTACCACCCAGAGCTACACAGAACTTTGAGTTTGCATAGCATTTAGAGATGACAGTGCCATACCCTTTATCATAAATACCATAGCCTACACCATCAGCATCTGAGGTATGCAAACCTTTTGCAAAGAAGCCTGTAACCTCTGTACCAGTAATAAAGCAGTATTCAGCATTCTCATCAAACAGTACGCCATCCTGCCTAATGGTTGTTGATGCTGGCTGGTTGCGACCATATATTTTACCACCAATCCATCCTGATCCATTACCTGTTATTATAACTGCAAACTTTCCTATGCCTACCTCTGAATAAATTCCACAATCACCGGTTAAACATTTAACAGTAAGACCATCACTAATTGTTAGTGTGTCGGTAATTTTGAATACATGATTTAGAACCAGAGTTTTGTTTTTTGAAATGCAATGAGATATACACAATAATAATTCGTTAGTAGCATCAGTCACACCATCAGTTGGTGCATAAAATGGTGCGTCAGTTGGATAAACAACGTTCTGAAGTTTTTCACCAACCATTCCTGGGTTGTAATTATTGCTGTGTGAAAATCCGACTAAACCAGCCCCAGATGGTTTAGCAAGTTCGATCAATACATCTGATGCTGAACCAGATTGCGGGATGATAACAATTGCATTTCCATTGCTATCAAAAGCAGGGATTTTGTTAGCCCGATCCAGCGATGATGGTAGAGTGTTTATTTGCTCAGGAACTCTAAGCGTTCTACTAAAAAGATTATCCGCATAGGAATTATTACCTTCACTAAGGCTATCAACATAATTTTTCGTTGCTGCATCCTGAGGCCGTGACGGGTCACGAAGATTGCGGATGTAGTTGCCAAGCGCATCATAGTAGTTGGCTACAAATGATGGCTTACGCAGGGAGAGACGCAGCCAACTAATAGCCTGCTGAATCAACATCGTTAGTTTATCGAAAGCGTCCTCATGCACTTCTGCGAAAAATTTTCCCTGATTACGTAGGTCGGTTTCCTGCGTCACTGGCAGTACGCGTGATATTGATATTTGGTATCCACTTGTCAGTGGTGTTGACAGTATTACGTTTCCGCCTGTATACCCTCCCGCACCTGTAACGGTATAATCTGTATCAAGAATCAGCTCTGTGATGTTCTCGTCCAGGTCAACAACCTGCACAACCAGATCAGACTTCTGAAAAATTCGGAAGGTATAAGGGAAAGACGTCGTTACCCCGTTCCCTGTGTAATCGTTGTGGTCAACTTCGGTTGAAACCGTCATGTCATTTTCTCCAGATTGCTTTTGCGCCCGGCGCGCATGCACTCTGGATCATTCTATTACCCAATAAACCTTATATGAATCGTTTAGGTATTAATCAGTTGCTTTATTACCTTACAGGTAATTTGCATTTCATGCTGGATAGTCCTGATATCTTCTGCTACTGTATGTTTATACAGTGATTGCATGGAGAAGAAGAGATGCAACGGCAGTATCACCATCCGCTGGAAGAAGGATTTGAGGAAAGAATACACACGCCGGTAGGCGTTAGATCCCTGGTGGAGGACTCGCATCTGATGAAGTTGCTGCGGGAACTCGATAAAGATGGCTTCAATGTTGATGGGCCACTTGCTGAACTGGTTGCGCTTGTGAATTACGTCACAAGCTCTCAAATGACCATGCAGGATCTGCAAACGCATCTCGATTACTGTGCGGAACAGTTACGCAAGCAAACCACATAAGGTTGAAATAACCTACACAATGCGCTTATTATTACCTTTACGGTAAATTTACAACGCAAAATACTTGTGCCATAGTGATCAGGCACTGGCAAAATCCAGTGCCGGGATTGGCGTCCCGGATAACTAAAAGGCGCATTCACCGCGCAAGCGGTTTTTTTATGCGTTAAGCACGGCCACATTCGCATTATGGTGGGCTGTGTGGGGGCACCGAAAGGTGCGCCGGGTCCTTTTAGCCGGTTACGCCAACCCTGCACAGCTCACCACCAACCGATTGGCGTCGGTAGTGGTGATTAACCAAACTAAAAGGTAATCACTATGACAACTCAAAGCAAACCATCCCCAGATGCAGTATTTAAATTCGAATCAGCATCCCCTGTACGCATGTTTAATATTGATGGTAACCCATGGTTCTCTGCTAAAGATGTGTCAGATGCTCTTGGGCTGAGAAACTCACGTAAAGCCATTGCGATGCTTGATGATGATGAGAAGGGTGTAACTTCAAGTTACACCCCTGGCGGGATGCAAGCAGTAAACGTCATCTCTGAATCCGGCCTCTATACTCTGATCCTGCGCTGCCGAGACGCGGTAACTCCTGGCACTATCCCCTACCGTTTCCGCAAATGGGTAACTAGTGAAGTTCTCCCGCAAATCCGCCGCACCGGTCGCTATGTTCGCGAAGAGTTATCCCCGGCAGATAAAGCACAAAAGGTTGTGGCCAGCTTCATGCCCGCTATTCTGGAAGCGATGAAAACGGGAGAGAAGCAGGAATACAGCGTGCCACTCAAGCCTAACTATCTTGAACACATCCATTCACCTGAAGGTGTTCTTGGCCTAACAGAGCGATCAATGCTGATGGACCTGCTGCGGAAGATGGACGCCGACGGGCATAATGTTGAAGGCGCTTTTTCTGAGGTTACGGCGATGATGAACTACATTGTCGGCGCCAGTAAATGCCTGCGAGATATCCAGACTCACGCTCAGTACATCAACAGAATGGCTGGTAAGTTCTGATTAAGAGAAAGGCCGCCGAAGCGGCCTTTGTGACATGTCACATTAGTTTAGTTTTATTTAGCTCAATTATATCAAGCTGAGATCCTTCATAGCTTTTACCGAATAAAGCAAAGCATATCGTGTCAAGCTCCCTTTTATGCTTTGATGCTCTATCAAAGTTGCCGGCCCAACAGCAAACAAATCCACCAAAGATGGCTGATTCGAATAGTAGTGATGCTGCACCAATATGTCTGAACCAAAGGTCGATAAGCAAAGCAGCAAACGCTATTAATGACCCCCATCCGCCAATCTTTCTCCACTTCTCGGCTTCGTACTGAAGAGAAGCAATATATTCAATTTTATCTCTCGTCATTAGTTGCCAACCGCTTTCCCTAGGTCTGGCGCTCTACGTGGCGCTGTGGCGCCAGGCTCCCACCAGCTCGTTGTATTGAATTCCCGCTGCGCGCGGTCCCTTACCCTATCGTTGTATCCAGGGTTCGCCATCTCTTGAAGCTGCTGCAAAATAAGATGGTTGGTTATTGCCTTCGCATACCAGAGGTTAGCGAAAGGGGTGATCATGCGGGCGGTTTTTAGAGCGTCAGCGCCGAAGGATGTTTCCTCACCCTGTAGAGCCTTCTGCGGGTTAGTGATCAGCAGCTTGGTTAACTGCTCTGCAAAGCTCAGGACCGGACCACCAATGGTGGCCGCGATACTTGAGCCATATTGCGTATGGTCCTGGAACAGGAAATCACCATAGATGCCAAAGGAACCGCCTTTCAGCAGCGCCTGTACCCATGTTGTTGGCTTGGACATGTCCAGCGGGTCGTTACCAGTCAGCAGGCTGTTCATCTGGTTAGCAAACATCCCGGCCAATGTTGTTCCCGCAATATAGGATGCCAGAAATTTTATGGCTGGCACCGTGTCCAGATCCTTAGATCGGTTAACCAACTGCCTGAACCCAGCAAACGGCGTTGTTTTGAAGAGCATGAAGCTCTTAATCAACTGCCCAGCATCATCTCGGGCGTAGGTGTCCAGACCGGTGGCTGTCGTGACGGCACTGGTCATTTCACCGTGGGTGATACCCAGAAGTTTCTGCGCTGCTTCAGCGCGGGCATTGCGTACCATGCGGGTGATGGTCTGCTCTGCTTCGGCGTCGAATGCTTCTTTCATTTTTTTCAGGCGCTCAGGTTGAATGTCGCCAAGCGCTGCAAGTGCAGCGTCACTCCCGGCACGTACCTGGGCAATGCGGTCAGCCATGATGCCAGTGATTACGTCATCAGGAACAGCGTATATCGCGTCAGGAGTCATCCCCATGTGCCCGGCTGTGGTCATTGGCTGGAGATCTGCAGCTGCCATGATGGCCCAATCCTCATTGCTCCAGCCTTTGTTAGCCAGAATGGTTTTATCGGATCCTTTCACATCGTCCAGAGTTTTAAATTTGCGGGTCAGTTCGCCTATATTTTTGTACATCAGCAGCCCAAACGCCGCTTTATTGGCTCGGTCCATTGCTATCAATCCTGACCACTTCAGGGTCTTCTCTGCGAACCATCCGGTAATGCCACGGGACAGATCAAATCCTCCCATCTTCGAAACTACAGCTGCGTGTGAGTCCACCAGCAGGCCAAGTTCAGCATTGGCTCGTTTGGCGTCACCACTGAAAAGATTTTTGATGGTATTTGCAGAAAGGCGCATGCCGTCACGTGTAAAACCAAGTGCCTGAGCATTGGCGCGCATGATGGCCTGATCACTGGTTGCCGTCAGCACGCTTGTGCCGAGCATTGCGCTGGTCATCAGGTTACGCAGGCCACCGACCGCCGAGGTAAACACGCTTGAAGTAGCCGCTCCGTTAAGACCTGCCATCGAGTTAAACATGCGCTCAACCATCTTGCGCTCTTCGTTCATATGCCCTACCGCCTTTCCTCCTGTGACTGCTCGCTGGTACACACGGTCCAGCACAAGGGAAAAGTTTCTTGCAGCGTCAGGACCAAAGGCTTTAACGACGCCAAGATCACGTGAAGATGATTGCAGGTGCGACATCATTACGCCAGCTACCGGCTGCTGCGTATAGCGCTCCATATAAGCGAAGTGCGACTGCGCATCCTTGAACGCCATCACCCTGCTCTGGGATCCACGATTCTTTATACCTCCGGTTCCCATGAATGCGCCCGGGTCGATTTTATTGGCCCCGTCAGTAGCCTTCGTTTCAAAGATCGCCTCCAGTGCCTGGCGGTATTCGATGTCATTCATCGGGCTGCCGTCAGGATTAACGTAATTGCTGCGATCCTGCGTGTTATAAACGTCATCCACCCATGCCTGGCGAGCAAACTCAATCGGCGGCTGGCGGCCAGATAACTGAGCTTTTGCACGCTCGGCTGCCGGGAGTGATGCTAGCCATTCATCGCGCCCGGCGTTGCGAATAAAATCAGCGTCGTCCACATACGGAAGATGCCAGTCGTCGCGCATACCGATATCAAAACCGTTGTCATTCATCTCCTGGCGGGCACGGCTTGTTACGTCATTCCATACCTGTGCAATTTTCTTCGCCTGCGGGTTGCCAGTATCTTCTCCGTAAAGCTCTTTCAGGATCTGGAACTGCGCTGACTTCGCAGCCTGCTGATCGAACAGGCTGCGGAATCGCTGCTCTCCAAGCGCTTTGCTCTGCTCGAAGAATTTTCTGACATCATCACCTGCCTTGAGCAGTTCAGCACTGAGTTGGCGAGACCAGTCTTGATAGGCTCCGGTGGCCAGTTCTTCAGCGGATGTAACGTTGATGTCTGGATCATTGCCGAATATCTTTGTCTTCCGCCCGGCAAATATAAACTGCTGCAAATTGGCGGGAGTTTGCTGATCTGGCGGGATATTGGCGTCAAGGGTATCTGTAACCCTGCTGATGGCTATTGCGTTCTGAGCTACGCGCTGGCGCTTCTTGTATACATCATGCACTACGCGCTGACGTACCAGATCGGCAGCCTCCATATACGTCTGAGCATCAGGGATGCCAGTCTTGCCTTCCCTGGCATTTTTTTTATGCACCTGGCGCACGGCTTCTTTGATGCGGTCCTCAATACCTTTTAGCTCATCAGCCTTTGGCTGGCGGCCAAGTGTCTGCGCAATGGCTTCAACACATACCTGTTTCATTATGGGTTCCTCAGGAAGCACGCGGCGGCAACGGAATATACTTTCGATTCTTTCTGCACGGTCTGGATTTGCTCATCAAATTCAGCCAGTACATCGGAGAGTTTTGTCGGTTGTCCGGTGTCTGGGTGCGAAATAGTTAAATCCGGATTTGTGGCAGCCATATCGCGCGCCGCCATCAGGTCGTAACTGTTTGATGAAATCGCCTGGCCGGTGTCAGGATCAACACTGACCTGCCCGCCAGTTTCGTCTGCTGCCGTGAATGCACTTTCGGCGCGTGGGGCTGGTGCTTCTCCAGCCAGTTCTGACGGCGTTTCATACCTGACACCATTCTCTTCGAAAACCTGCTGCATTGCATGGTACTGCTCGTTTGCTGATTCCAGCATGCCGGGCCGGGCCGGACCATCCAGCCCGCGCGCCATCATACCGACGTTAACGGGCTGGCCGTCATTCAGTTGCCGGTACGCTTCATCCATGGCCGCCACATGGCTGTTAATGCTCTCGTTGCTGGCGTGCAGCACCGGCGACGATTCCAGATCGTAATAGAGCCCCTCATTCAGTGTGTGAGCTGCATCGATGTCGCTTGGTTTGATGGCAGTAATATCTGGCGCAGCGGCTGATTCTGTGACAGGAGCCTGAGCATCAGATCGCGCCGGTGCACCAGGTGCATCCGTTACTGGGGCAGCTTCGGCCACAGGTGACGGTTCTGATGTTGCGTCAGGAACACTCTGCACTTCTGCCGCCGGGATCGGCGCTTCAGTATCTGCCGGAGGTGGAGCGTCAGCATTTCGCGCAGCAAGGTGATGTGCACCACCAAAGGCAGCGCCCAGTACCGCATCCACCAGCATCGCCTGACCGTCGAATACCCGGTACTGCTTAGCCATCTCGGTGTAGCCTTTTTCTTCTAGTGTTTCACCGACTGAATAACGATTCAGGCCGCCGAATCCAGTATTGATTGCCACGCCTGAAGCGATACGCGTTGTCAGCGTGGTGCCAACAGCAGCAGGAAGGGCCATGCCTGCCGCGTTGAACAGGCTCTGCTGCGTTGCCAGATTACGCGCCGTAGGCTCATCTACCCCTTTGCCTTTGAAGTCCTGATATGACTGCTCATACGTCGAACTGAAAGCGGTAGCAGCGCCGACTGTGGGCCCGCCGAAAATAGTAGCACCGATGGCCGGAACGAACTGTCCAAGACCATAAAGCACCTCGGCTGCTGTGCCCTGGCTACCGGCATCCGGCTTCACGTATCCGCGCGCATCCTGTAACTGTTTGCCGATCGTATCGTATGTTTCATTCAGCGCCTTGTCGGCATCCGGGAACATCACACGAAAGATGTTCACCGTCGGCGCAACATCTGCTGTAAACGCTGGATCACTGATCAGTCGCTTGCTGAACCCTACAGCAGACTGCGCGAGACCGAGCGTACCTTCCGCCACGCCGCGCACTGGTGCAGTGATTGAACCCTGGAAGAAAGTCGGCTCGTAATCTTCTGGTCGTGCCGGGTTGGCTGCTGTTTTATCGTCTGTCCACGCCTGGCCTTCCGGTGCCAGTGAAAATACATCAGCCATTATTCAACCCTCACGACAATAGCTTCATTGGTTTTCGGATCCGTAGCCCAGCGACCGCTGCCACTTACCAGCCGATACTGATTGTTGCCGATATTGACTGGGGTGAAATTGGATACGGCATTGACGTTAAGGCCAGCATCTTTCAGCGCCTGCTGCGCAGATGCGGTGTAACGGTCCTTAAATGTCGATTTATCCATGCCAAATGGCATTACCACATCACCGCCATTAAATCCCTTGTACACGCCGCCTGTGGCGTATTGCGCCGCCTTTTCCACTACGTCGGAGTTGGCTGCATCAGTTTTTGTCATGGAAGCGTCTCCGGACTGATAAGCGATTCCGGCGTAAGCAGCTTTGAACAGGTTGTAGCTTAGCTGGCGCGCCTGGGGGTTGTTGGCGAACGAGTTGCCTACCTGATCGTCGAATGCTCGCTTCAGCTTATCCTCGCTCGGAAGTTGGACTGGAGTTATTCCCGCATCTTTCATCGCTTTAGTTGGGTTGAGTAACTGATCACCGGCCAGGATTACCTTCGATACGTCGTATTTATTCATAGTTGGCTTGTAGCCGATGAACTGGCTGTAGGCGATAGACGGTTTGGTATTGTCGTACTGGTTATCCGGCGTGCCAAGCAGCAGCGCAGAATATGCCGTTGCCGCATTGTTCGGTGCAATCGCAGATGCAACCTGTCGCATCGCCGGAGCAGGAAGAGTTTTCCCCATGCTCTGCAACAGGCTGATGGTCTGGTTTACGTCTTTGGTACCTCGTACCTGTTCAGACAGCGCAGCCGCCTCCTCACTGGACAGGATAGGAGCGTTGATGCCCAGCGCGCGTAGGCTTTCTTGTGACGAAAACCGGTTAGCAACCTCAGAGGTGATGTCATTCGGGTTGTTGCTGGCAATAGGCTTATACGCCCCAATTTCTACCGCGGCATTAAACGGGTTGTTCTGGCGCTGCGTGATAACCTTCGTGGCAGCAGCTGTTACCTGATCAAATAGCTGAGCACGCGAAGCATAACCTTCACCAGTTTCTTCAGTACCAGGACGCAACTGTTCTACGTATGCAGTAATGCTGCTGGTTGGCATGTTGCGGAATGAACCGATGTACTGCCCGGCGATCTGCGTGTTGCGAAACTCGGTATAACGGAGGTTACCTTCACGCACGCCGTAGGCAGCGAGGAAGTCTGTCTGTGTTGGGGCGTTCGGGAAATCAACGCCGCGCATGTACGCCGCACTGGCATCGCGCACACGGCTGTCGATATTGGTGCGATACTCCGCCTGCTGCTGTTTGCGGATCTGGTCAGCTTGGCGAAGGAATGTCGCCTGGGCCTCAGGAGATGCAGCGTCAAATGCCGCGTTTCCCGTGTAGCGTTTGGTGCTGGTAGGTAACTGAGAAAGACCGATAGCCGCGCTAACACCAGTGGCAAGCTGCTGATCGCTGTACGGCTGGCTGCCGTTCTCATGTTGGATAATGGAGGCACACAAAGCCTTAAGCGTATCAGGGTTTGATGCGTCAAGCGGCTGGTCAGGTGTTACGCCAAGTTGAGCACATACTGCCTGAATATAGGCGTCAGTGTTGTTATTGTCAGACGGCGGTGCCCAGCGGTTGATGATGTCGTTAACCGTATCGATACCCTGCCGCTGGTACGAAAGTAGATTGCGGCCCAGCGCACGAATGCCGTGCTCTGGCGTTTCGAATTTAGCAAAGCGACCATCATCACCGGTCTGGCCTACCCACGGATTGGTTTTGCTGTACTCAAGGTTGCCGGGGTTATTATTACGAATGCCACGGGCGCTATCACCTGAACCACCTTCTGATACCGCACGGCGGGAACCGGTAACAGTATCGCTCAACTCGCCATTGCTCTGGATAAACTCAATGGAGTTATTGGCCGACCACTGAGAAAGGGAAGCATCCGCAACCTTCTCCTTAAACTCGATCTTCTTGGCCTGAATCTGTTCATGACTCCAGCCATGAGCAGCGCCGTAATCTTCGATTTGCTGGAAGGTCTGCTGGTTGTAGAGAACATAGTTGGCATTGTCGCCGTAGGCATATGCGGCTAATTTACCGTTGTTCGCCAGCGTTGCCTGGAACTGGCCTTCTTCATAGGCATTGAGCTGACTTATCTCATGTCGACCAGCCTGGGTGGTGAACTGAATGCGCTGCTGCTGCGCCTGCTGCATAAAACCAGCCCGGGCACCTTCCGGAAGTGTCATCGCAATCTGTTCTGCCTGAGCATCGAACTGCTGAGTGTAAGCCTGTCCCTTACCAAGGGCGTTCTTACCCTGCATGTTAAGCAGGCCGGTATCAGGGTTAGTCAGTAGATCACTGGAAATCTGGCTGAGTTGTAATGAGGCATCCTGAGCCTGAGCAACGTCGGCACGCTGCTTTGCCTGTGCAAAAACATCAAGTGCTTTACCACCAACCTGTGTAAGCGCATCACCGATGTTTGGCTGATCAAAAGCCTGAAACCCAGGAGACTGAAACCCTCTGCTTTCTACCTGGCGTCCGTTAACTGTAGGTACAACTGGCATTTTGTTATCTCCTTATCGACCGGTTGGCGTGCCGATAGCAGCGCTGATTGGAGCCGCTTTACTCTGGGTGAATGGTGACCACGTTCCACCACCCATCTGGTAAGCGCCATATGCCTGAAGTGGAGCAGTCAGCAGTGTAGTAAATGCGCCCATATTCCCCTGCTTACGCGAAGCACTGGCCTGGGCTTTATAATTGGCGGCCTGGACTTCATAGCCATAGGCTTCACGCTGAGCGTTATTAACCGTAGTCAGCGCATCAAGTGCGCCAAACTGTGCTGTATCTCCGAAGATATCCAGTGCTCCACCAGTGGAAAGATCTGCACCTGTAGCCCCCATAGTTGCCGCCTGAGTTCCGGCGGCCTGCCGATTGCGACGGCGAACCTCATCAGCCTGAGCGTTGCCACGGTTGATAGAATCCTGTGCCTGTGCCGTGGCCACCTCTGCATTTTGCTCGGCAACAGCAGACGAATACTTACCTTGCTGGTACTGGTTGTATGCTGAAACGCCACTTAAAGCGACACTGGCGCCAGCGAGAGCGATAGCCGGGCTGCACATTAGTTTTTCTCCATGTGGAAGCGGTGGAACGGAAGGCCATGAATGCCGAATGGCTGAGGTTCTTCAATTGTGAATCCTAGCCAGTGCAGCCAGATACGCGCGGTGTGGTTGCGGGCATCAACATAATTTTCAAGATACGGGTAAACAGTCAGCATTGCATTGACCACTTTGCGACAGCGCCGCAGAAATGTGCGCTGGTATTTCTCCAGTGCATCAGTACCAACAAGCCATGGGATTCCGCTTCCGCCGATCATCGATGCCGGGGCCACACCGAAGATGGTCACCACCTCGCCATTAATCATCCCGGAACAGGCGAAGGTTGACGTGCGCAGACCAGTTTCAAGCACGCGACGCGGTTCCCATCCGTTTGTTGCCAGAAATTCATCAACGTCTGCCTTGCGAACATTCGGTAGTATGGCTTCGATATGTTCTGTGGTGGCAGGCACGATCCGAGCATTAATCATCAGAATCCTCCTGTGGTCAGTCGCGGTATCACCGCCAGCACAGAAAGCGGCAGCGGGTCAGTCTGACGAACCTTAACGCGTCCGTTTTTATCCCAGTTGCTGTCGAGTCTCACTTCAACCTTGCCAGTAGCGTCATCAACAGGATCGTCGTAGAACTCAAATTCGCGCTGCGGATATTCATACCAGGTTCCACCAAGAGTAGTGGCCCATATTCCACGGCTGGCATTAACAACCATCGTTACAGTAGGAATGACCTGCTTTTTATCCAGCAGCGTTTCCTGGCCGTTGATATTGATGTCCAGTGTTTCGAATTCAGCGGTGATAGGAAGACCGATGTGCACAACTGCGCCTGGTGATTCCAGCGTGACGGCACCGCCAGTTACGGTTTTCTGTGGCTCAACGCTGGCGTCTGACAGGATGTTTACCGTCTGCCCTTCGAGGTGCGACAGGCCACCGAACGTCTGGCGCGCCATCTGCCAGTTAGTTGTGGGCACGTTGCGGAGAACCACCGGAACGTTACGGTTAAAGCGAACGACCACCGCAGTGTTGCTGGTTACCGAGATGATATCGCCACGCAATTCCATGGATACAGGCTCGTTGGTGTCTGGATCCGTGCCGGTATATGGGAACTGGATCTGTGCGCCAACATCCGTACCGACGAAGTAAGCCCCACCACTTACAGTAACCGGATAGTCGACCTTATAACTCCAGTCACCGCTGCCACCGCTGATGGCCATTGTGCGTGATGATGTGTTGCGTCCGTCGTAGCTCAGGCCGCAGTCGACAAAGAACGCATCTTCATCATTGGTAAACAGGCGGCTGGAAAGACGCTCAATGTAACGAACGGTCTGCCCATTGATGGTACGGTTAACCACGAAGTAAACAGCATCCTCCCTTCCTTCACTGATAGAGCAGGTACTTTCGTACTTACCGGCGCTGGATTGTGGCGCCCATGCGAAAACCTGCTGGTCGCGCAGATAGGTCAACACCAGCAATTTACCGTCATCACGAATGCAGAACGCGCTGCTGTACGGCACGATGCAGAATGACCAGTCAACAATGCTGTGTTTCTGGAACAGGTGGTTTGCCAGTATGGTCAGGTCGGTGCCCTGATATCCGTCGACATCGAAGGAGTAGGCCAGATCACGCACCACACTACCCTTTTCCTGAATAAACAACGCGATGTTCGCCACGGCGATAGGCGGCACGTTACTGGACCCGTTATTCCCTTGAGAGCTGAACGAGAACGCCGACGGCGTGAGGACCTTATTCTGGTCCCCGGATATCGTATATTCCCCGCCAGATGTCAGAGCGACCAGGTTACCAACATCAATAAGGTGACGGATCTCATTCACCTGCCGCCCGGCGTAGGTGTAGATAATCCGATCATCATCCTGAATCGGGTTGTTCTTTCCAAAATCTTTATAGTCGCCAGTACGGCTCGCCCAGATGGTTTGCGGGTACGCGGTAGACGCGGCAAAGTACAGGCGCTGCTGGTAGTAAACAACGGTACTTGGGTATCCGTTAACGCTGTTCCACGCGTATTTCGCCCACTTATAGCTGGAGTTAGAGGATCCAACAACCTGAGACGGAATGAATGAAACCACATCGGCAGTTGCGGTCAGGCCGTCGCCAGCCACCGCTGAAATTCTGGCAATGCCGAAACCGCTGTGCAGGTACTCCCACTGGATCCCGGTATCATCTGAACCGGTACCGCCCCATCCATCCCACGACATTCCCTCGGTATGCGAAGGGCGAAGTGTTCCGGTCTTACCAGCAGTATTGGCGCGATAGTAGTTGCTGTCTGCACGACGAACATCATTGATTGCTGTGGTCTTGCTGGTTTCCCATACCGGTACGGAATCAATAGCAGGCTGCTCGAGATAGAACAGTTTTCCGACCTGCTCAGCACCGAAGATGGCAGTACTTGCCGTCAAAGTAATGGTTCCGGTGCTGGCGCTTGCGTAGACCTTCACTGTCTCGTCAACGTTGATATCTTCGAACGGTCCGTTTTTTGTGGTTATATCGACGATCTGCCAGTTATCGTGTGCATAGCGTCGTAGCTCTTTTGGCGGGTATGCTGGGTGAACAAGCGTAAGCACGTCGGCGCTCTGCGTGAATTTGATGCGGAACAGGTCAGCCTCAGCATACGGCATCGCCAGTTCGTAGATCACATTGCTGCTGTTCAGCACATACGCACCGTCTTTGATAACGCGCATGTAGCCGTCACCGAACTCCAGCGCATAGGTCTGCACAGTCGAGAACTGAAACGGGATTAACCGGCACTTGCGATCAGGATATTTAGCCGGACCAACGAAGCGCGTACCAGGTCGGTTCTCTACGCCGCCATACTGACGAACAATGAAGTTGTCGCACTTGCGAAGCGCCACCTGATACTTTGACATATCAATGCGGCCGTACAGTGACGGACCAATTTCACCACCGGCAAAGCTCGGTTGAATCCAGCTAAAAGCCATTATGACAACCTCGCTGCTGTGAACTCATCTACCGGTGGTTGTGGCTCCTGCGATTCGTTCTGGCTATGTGAGCCAGCACTCAGGATCACGCGGTTGTACATCGTCAGTGCGTTGTTACCAAGATCTGCGCTACCGGTCAGCGCCATATTGATGGCGGCTGCCAGGCGCCAGGAAAGCGCCTCCATGAAAATGGCGTCATACATATTTACGTCAGTAACCCGCGCCACGTACTTCAACCACGCTTTCGGCTGATCGGTGTAAATGAGCTTACCTGTCAGGTCCTCATTGGAACCGACAACATACTCAATGCGCTGCGCAGCGGTGGGGTTGCGTATACCAGACGGCATGATCTCGGTTATGCGAACACAATCAGATGGGTACTGGTAAGCGTATTGCCAGTCTGGAGGTGGATTATTGGTATCAGCCAGCGCCACGCGCTTGGTAGCAAAGTTCCAGTCAAAGTCAGCCAAAGCAGCATCGCGACAAGCGTCGAAGTGCAGTGAGCACTGTCCGGCCTCTTTACTGGCTTCATTCAGACTGTTAATGCTGCGGCTGTTGCCGATATTGCTCAGCGCACGGTTGCAGATCTCGATAACGGATGCCATTAATCATCCTCCCCACCGTAGAGAGTTTGCGCTGCTGACTTCTGCGACTCGCCGGATACTGGACTGAGCGCCATATCAGTGATCTGGAGACTGGCGTTATGCTGCATTCCATCTTCCGTTTCGCGGGTAGACGTTGAGCGAATAGTTGCCTTTGCGGTGATCATTACTTCAGTGCCAGCGGATTGAGGCGTTGCCTTGAGCTTGGCGAGCGTCTCGTTGTTCAACTCAATGCAAAGACCCCACGGATAATCATCACGAGTCTGGGTTTTACCATCCTCATCCTGATAGGTGTCGGTGCCGGTTTTGAGGTTTACCAGATCCATAACGGACTCCTGCAAGAAGGGGGCCGAAGCCCCCTGTTTGATTAGCGAGGCTTAGACGCCCAGTTCTTTACGCTTTTCGGCGATCTCTTTTGCCAGCGTTTCAGCCGTTTTATTACCCGGCTTCTTGCCTAGCAAATCCTCATACTGCTGTCGAAGAAGAGTAAGGTCTTCGCTTACCGCACCTGTGCCATCAGATTTCAATTCTTCCACTACCGGCTGAACAGCAACGGAAACTGGAGCATTGACAACTGAAACCGCCAATTTCCCTTTACGCTTTTCGGCGATCTCTTTTGCCAATTTCGCCGCATCGTTCAGCGGCTCCAGCGCCGTACCTGGTTCACCGTCATACTCAACTTCAGAACCTTCAGGCCAGAGGTTGTTATGAATGTGGGATAAACGCAGGACGCGGTATTTTGCTTTTTCACCTGACATCACTATCCCCTTAGCCAGTCACTTTTGAACGAATCGGGTAGTAAGGGCTGTTGTTATCAACATCCAGGTTAATTCCCGAGGTAAACGCGCCTGCCGTCAACGGACCGGTACCAACTGAATAGTTCACGCGCAGATAACGCTGAACACCAGCCGGAACCTTCGCAGAGAATAGACGCTTGCCAGCAGTCAGCGCAGCCAGTGCCAGCGCACCGCTGTCGTAGATAGTTGTCCAGGTGGAGTTATCCGGGCTGGTCTGTAGCTGAACGTTCAGGGTTGCAGCACCGGCAGCAGTTGCTGTGGTGTCAACGGTTGCCAAGAATTCCAGCGGATAACCAACGCCGATATCGCGGCGGGTGCCGTCGATAGGACCAAGGTCAATCACATCCGTAGAAGCAGCAGAAGCTGTAACCGCCTGCTTCTCGGAGAACATCAACAGTTTGTCGAGGATCATTTTCTTTCTCCATTCATGGGCCGGTTAAGGCCCATTAGTTAATGACAGGCGTTAAACAACGCGCGCTTCTGTTTCCAGAATTGCGTCAGTTTCACGGATCGGAACTCCACGGAGTGCAGTCCACCATTCGCCTTCAGTCTCTTTAACACTGATTGCAAGCGATGACTTTTCAAGAGATTGAAGATCAAGGGCTTCGTTAACGCTTCGGTTCATGTAGAAGACCGGCTTGCCCATGCCACGATTTGGGATACGATGCAGAGCACGAATCATCAATTTTGCGATGTTCGCTGCCGTAGCAGGATCTGACAGATTGCTCACATCGATATTTGCGACGCGAACAACGTAACGCCAGTCACGAAGAGTCAGGCCGTTATCCCACTTATAGTGGGTACGGTAGCCTTGGTATTTTCCGCCATCAGGATCAGTCAGTGTTTGCTCGCCGAGGTCCTGATGCTGAAGTCCTGCTTTTTGGCCTTTAGGGAACGTGCCATGAACAGTGTTCTCACCCCAGACAACCAGCCAGATAGAGGTATTGTCTGTTCCAGTACCACCACCATCGATGATGTTCTGCGCGTTTCCAGCAGACAGGCTTGAGTAACGGGATGACAGGCCCATGAACTGCTGAGGGTTAACGCTGGTATCACCATAGAACAATGTCTGAGCCATCTGCTGGTTCATTGCTTCGATGAATGCGCGGTCTTCAGACAGGCGGAACTCAGCAGTGTTACCGTTCAAATCAGCCAAAGATTTATCAACTTCAGAGTAGGTTTCCAGCATCCCACAGGAGTCTGTTACCTGCACAGTAGTCGACTTGCTTTGCTTCACACCGTAGTTGAGCAGACGCCACGTAGCTGAAGGTAAGCCTGTACGTACAGTTGTACGGTGCCCAGTCGGAAGGTTTCCTTCAACAAAAGGCATATCCTGAAGGATCGGGTTTGTCTGGGAAAGCAGTTCGATAATTTTATCGACTTTCCCGTTTGGGTCGATGCGCTTACCCCAGTCTGCCAGCGTCAGCGCAGTTAAGCCTTTAACAGCCATGGTTATTTCCTCTCTTATTTGCCATAGAGCACTTCGGCAGCACTACGCTGACCGCTTTCTTTCCCGGTTACCATGCCGTCTTCAGACATGGCTTTACCGACTTTGACGAAGGCTTTAACCAGCTCAGGGTGGTTACCCAGGCCAGTGCCTTCCAGATATTCTTTCAGTTCAGGCGTACCGAACTGAGCAAGAGCACGCTGTGCAGCGCTCAGGTTGCTGGTGAGCTTATCGCCGCCGATCTCCTTGTCTGCTTTAACGTCAGCAGCCCACTGCTCGGTGGTTTTCTGCCAGGCTTCAACCTGCTGCTGCTGGACCATTGGCATGATCTTGGTGCCGTACAGGTCGACCATCTTCTGCGCCTGCTCATTGGTCAGGTTCAGTTCACGGGCGATAGGTTCGAACTGTTCCAGGGCAGCGGTATCAAGCTCCTGTCCTTCGGCTGGTTTGAACTCGTATTTCTCCGGCGCTCCTTCTGGCTTCTGCTCTTTGTCATCAGGCTTTTCCTCTTCTGGCTTATCACCATCAGCAGGTTTTTCTTCCTGAGGTTTGTCACCTTCAGCGCCTAGCTGTGGCTTATCGCCTTCTGGTTTAGCCGGATCGCCAGCAGGTGCCGGAGTATCAGCAGCAGGTGCGGATGGCTCAGACGGTGCCGGTGCAGCGCCACCATCAGCAGGTTGCTCATTGCAAAGATGGCGATGCAGCAAACGTTCAAATAAATTCATGGTTACTCCTGTTCACTGGCCTCTGCGGCCATCTTCAGATACTGATCGGGGCAGTGCGTCATGACGCGCTGAAACAGAACCAGAGCCAGGTTGCGCTGCCCTTCGTTGAATGCTGTGATTTGCGGATCTACGTTGAAGCAAGCTCCAAACACCTGACCTTTCTCAAGCAGTGACCAGATCACGCGTCGGCCCTGCTCGCTGCCCATAACAAACTGGATGTCGTCGATATCGCGCTGCGCCAGAAGTTGCTGTTTGGCGTCAAGCTCTGCTTTGCGGCCTTCGTCGTCGATATCAGTCATTGCTGCGGCGCTCCTGCTGCATTAGCGATAGCGGTTAATGCGCTCGGGTCAGTGGTCTGCGTTTCGCTGAGAGTCTTGGCTCCATGAGCTGCGGCCTGCCCCATTGCCATTGCCTGTGCGGCTTGTGCCTGTTTGGCGCGCTCTTCACGAATACCCTGCACCTGCTCCTGAGGAACGATGACAGTTGGCGATACACCGGACATTTCGGAGAACGCGTCGATAGCCTCATCAACATCGAGCTTGTCGAGTGCTTCAGGTTTGAACTGTGCGAGTTGACCGATGAAACCAACAGTCTGCGACAGGCTGGTAAGGCCGATAGATTTCTGCGCCTGTGCCATCACGGAGATGTATTCGATACGCAGCGGCATACCCTGCATAACGTCCGGCGGTGGCGGAAGCATGTTCTTGCGCGCCATAATGGAGAAAACGCGGTCAATCAGCGGGTTTAGCGCTTCGTCGTTCAGGCGCTCCAGTACCGGGCCAAGCATCAGCAGTTTCTCTTCCTTCATCTCGATCACCGCTTCCACCGGCATAGAGCGGGTGTTGATGTTTTGCAGCATCATGAAGAGGTCGACGAAGTAGGCGCTGTTGATGGTCTGGCGGGTATCCTGAATGTCAGCGAGCAGATCTGCAGTATTCGGGTTTACCAGGTATGCAGGCTTGAAACCGTCCTGACCTGTCATTACATCGAGGTATGTAACATCACCAGGCAGCAGGGAAACACGCTGTGTTTTAAGTGAAGTCGGCGCAACCATTGGCGGGTTAGTGGCCTTGTCGATCAGCTGAGCTTTACGCTTCTGCTCAACCTGAAGGGCTTTAACCTGACCGAGTGCCAGCATGCCAGGGCAGGATGAGGCGTAAACGTCTTCGCCATTCACTTCCCAGCGCGGAGCAAGGATCGGGAATTCATCGAAGCCGGATTCACGCAGAAGCTTGTCTGAGTCGCCGCCACTCTCGAAGTACACGGAGCGGAACGGCTTGTTCTTGCTGTCCATCTTCCCGGTGTCGCGGTTAACGTTTGGCGTAATGCAGTGGTTAACCTCGACCCACGTTTCATACGTGCCGTTTTGCCACATCCCCTGCACCGATGAGCTGACGTTATCCAGACCAAATTCCTGCACTAACTGGCGCACGGTCATAGAAAACTGGCGGAAGGAAGTATCGACGCTGCCGCGCGGGCTGTTCGCCAGGTAGTAACTGCCAATCGGAAAAGGCATTGTGCGGATCACGTCCTGGTCATCTTCGAGCACAGCCATCGCAGCGGTACCGAAAGTACCCAGGCTGGCGTACATGACAGGCAGAGACTGGTACAGATTCGACTTGTTGAACACTTCGTTCATACGGCGCTGCACGACTTCAAGCCACACCTTAACCGGGCCGTAATCCATCATGTCAGGGTCTGGCGTTGCCAGTTTGAACCATGGACGTGCCGGACTGGTGATGCCAGACATCATACCGCTGGACAGAATGCGCTGAGCCATTGAACCGGTAGGATCAACAATCTTAGTGTTACGACGATCATCACGGTTTACATCAGACGTCAGAAAGCGGGAACCGCGCGGATTGATAAAATCGCTCAGGTCACGCCAGTGCGACTCGAACGATGTGCGCTCACTCTTCAGCTGTGCTAGCTGCTTCAGCAGACGCTCTTTTTCGGTTTCCGCCATCTCTGCCTACTCCGTTACTGACCGAGCAGCGTTTTACCGCTGGTGTTTGCGGTTGAGGTGTCGCCCTGCGCACCAGTCAGCAGAGTGGAACTGCGGCCTGCTGCTGCACGGCGGCGGCGCTCTTCGTCGTCACGAGAACTGACAACTGCTGCATCCTGCTCCTGTGGCGCGGCCTGTACTTCTGGTGCCGCTGGCACTGATGGCTTGCTGCCGATACACATAGCAATAGCTCCGTACGCAATTAAATTATTACCAATTTAACCACATATGATTTATTTAGCGTAGGCTATTGACACTTATAACATCAGATATTACCTTTTAGGTAATTAGTTCTCGTATTGAATTGACGAATTGCGGAGGTGGTTATGTGACCGCTTGTGCAGTAGCCCGGAGTACCGCAGCAATAAATTGGGCTTAAAAGTAAAGGCGGTGGATAAGCGGAGCATCATCTCCGCACACAACTAAAAGCGCGCTTCAGTGAATGACCTTTGAGCCTGGTCGTTAAATCCAAACGGTGGAGTGCGCTTTCAGGTGTGTAGCAGTACGGCATATGGCACATGTGCCGCAGCGGTCCGGATGGGTTCCCTTGATGCTACTTCCCCAGCCGGGTAGCCGGAATGTGCAAGCCAGTGTTAGGTAAGCACGGACAGACGACTCACCATCGTGGCGATACGGTGTGACACCTCGGAAGAGACGAGGATGCAACGATGAGAGCATTGGGGTGACCGGTTAATCCCGTGACGCTAACCGATACAGGCGCAGTGCTCTCAACGTTGTGGTGAATAAGGCATTAAACCGGTTACCACCGGTGATTGTTAGAAGCATCTGCGCAGAGTTGCTATGCCGAATAGACTGCGTACCACAACCAGATCACGCCTTAGGACCGTGATGAAGCGCCCATAAGAACGATGCTGTGTAGCTATTGACGGTGGCAGTTTCCCTTGATGCTGACCACCGTCACTTTTACAGCAGAACGCCATTGCGATGACGTTGCGCTGTAAACCCGTAACTGCCATGGAAGGCGCCCTTGCTTCCAGTTCGCCCACTTCGGTGGGCATTTTTTTAAGGTGAAAATCATGAGCGACAAAGATATTGAATCTGAAATTCAGGATAAAGGTTTAACCGCACCGCGAATTACGCCGCAGCATATCGAAAGCGTGATTATTAGCGAGCACTACTTCACGGCTGCCGAAGGTGTTCATGGCGCTAACGAGCGATTAAAACCGCATGAAAGCCCAATAGATTATTATCAGGAAGCACATCCAGCTGAGTCACTCCTGACCTTCTGCGTTTTGGTTCTGCACAATGGTTTCACCGTCACCGGCGAAAGCGCCTGCGCCAGCCCGGAAAACTTCGACCCGGAGATCGGCCGCAAGATCTCCCGCGAAAATGCGGTGAATAAAATCTGGATGCTGGAAGGTTATCTGCTGAAGCAGAAGCTGAGCGAGCAATGAAAGACGAATTCAACGGCTTTTAACGCCGTGACATGTCACAATCAGCCCGCCGATGCGCGGGCTTTTTTGTATGGCATAATCACTCATTCGATTATCACAGCGAGTTAACCATGAAAATTAAACAAAAAATTGTTAATACCTTTGTGAACTCAACCAATGAGTGGAACATGGCCATGCACAATGCCATTGAAAGAAAGGTATTTGAAGGATTTGAAAGGACATTCCCTAATGGGTTAAAAGACCCTGCTGAGACCGGTGAAAGAATAGAATCAATGCGTGCATTCTATTATCAGCGCATGATGAATACCGCATCACTTTTGCTAACTGGTGCGTCGCTAATCATTGCATTAGTTGCCTTGGTTGTAGCTCTGATATCAATTCACTATGCATAAGGATCGTATTCGGTCAACGCCTTACCCTGCTGGCTTTGCTGACCTGGTATATTCATACGTTTCGACACCGGGAAAGCAAACGTCAGCAGCAGCGCGTCACCCTTGCCAGGTGAGCGGCCTAACCGTTCTTTGATGTCTTCCTTCGGTTCAATGACTATCTTGCCGTCCACTCTGACCTTGTACTCTGCCGCCGACAGGTCATCAGCCGTCTCCTGGTCATCCAGCGCACCACCAATTTTCAGCCACGTTTTGCAACTGTTGAACATCTCGCCGCGCTTATTGAGCATCTGCGGATCGGTGGAACCTCCGCCGAACGGTATCAGTTGCCAGGAACGGCCCCAGCCGTCACCGATGGACTTCAGCCCGGTACCGTAACCGAAATCAATGAATACAGCGTCAGCCTGGTACTGGTCCTCAAAGTCGGCGATACGCTTCGCCATAATCAGATCATCGGTTGTCTTGTTGCCTGTCCAGAGCACTTTGCTGTGCAGACCTTGCCGCAGGTATATCACCGCATCATCCACACCGGAATAAGCTGGGTCGACGCCGATAATCACCGGAGCGTGCGCCACCTGCGCAGCGGTCACTACGCGCTTCATCGCCTCGTCAGTAAGTCCGGTCGGGATAAACTGGAGTTCAGAAGCGTCAGGGAATATCCCGCGCACACGGACTTTCACGAAGTCGCTTTCCTCGCCGTAGTCGTCCACCCATTTTTGCAGTTGCTGCTTGTTGGTGCCCTCCACGGTGCGGGAATCAATCTGCGCACACTTCCATCGGTGTTTATACTTGCGGAAACATTCACGGAAACGCCCGGTGTTACGCGTTGGGTTCCCGAACGCTACCCAGATAATTTCGGTGTCTTCGTCCGTAAGCGCACCCTCGGCAACCTCCCACACCAGATCGGCAATGTTTGAGGCTTCATCGAATACGACGATGATGCGCTTACGCTCGTTGTGCAGCCCGGCAAATGCCTCGGTGTTGTGCTCAGACCATGGGATTGCGTCAGCGCGCCAGCGTTTGTCGTGACCTGGATCGTTGCTGTACATCGCGGTGGCGGTGCAGGTGAACCACTCTTTGGTGATAGCCAGGTTCGACCATTTGATGATTTCAGGCCATGTTTTGGTACGCAACTGGTTATCGGTGTTGGCGGTCACCACTACCTTGCAGTCTTCACAGGTCGACATGCCCCAGTTAATCAGCATCGAGATGAAAGCGGATTTACCGATACCGTGACCGGAGGCCCGGGCAATCATCAGCGGCTGGTGACGTGTTGCGGGGTTCTGCAGGTGATCCCGTATCTCTCTGAATGCGTCAGCCTGCCATTTTCGCGGACCTGTAGCATGCGCCAGCTCTGTTCCCTCTTCGCCCCACGGGAACGCATACAGAGAATAGCCCAGCGGGTCATACGTGAACCCAGCGATATCCTCGACGAGCTGTTCTTCCGGCGACATGGCTGCGGCTGTCATTCTTCACCACCAGCCTGTTCTTTGACACGACGTCTGGCCTTCGCCATGCGGTCAGCAATCGTGACGGTACCGGAAACTTCCAGGCGCTCTTTGAACGCGTTGACGTCGACGTGCTTACCGATAAGCTCAAGGTTCTTCACCTTGTCAGGCCATTTTATTTTTTTGAGGATTGTCTCTATCGAGGTCTCATCCATGTTCATGATGGTCGATGACAGGTCGAAACCGCTCAGCGTGGTGCGCCATATCTTCGGCCACTCGCGGATCGGCTTCAGGGTACCGTCATCATTCAGAATGTCGATCACATCCATCTGGTCAATTTCCACCAGACGGAGTAGCACATAATCAGCACTGACTCGCAGGCGCTTGTTGCGCTCTTCCATAAGTTCGGCGATCCGTTTCTGGATGCGCTCATCACGCATCATGACACTGGCCTTGACCGCTGCCGTATTAGGTGAGAATCCTGCGTTAATCGCTGCCTGAGTCTGATTCTCAGGGCATTTGGTATATTCCTGCGCGTAAGCCTCCTGCATCGCTGTCAGTGGCTTGTACTGCATTGATTTGCGTTTTGGTGCTTTTGGTTCTGCGGGCATTGTTACCACCGAAGTAATAATTACCGTTTTGGTAATAGTAACACGCAAAACAAAGCCGCCATAGTCGGCGGCCATTGCAATTTATTGTCGATATAGTGACATGTCACACTGATAATTTAGTCTCATGCCAACCACGCGTTACCCAGCACGCCGAATCACCGTCGCATGGACATGAATCAACCGGAAGCGCATCGCCGCACTTACCGCAGCGGTTAGCACTGATTGACTTGATGCGCCCGCGAACCCTGGCATCATCCTGGCGGATAAGCAACGCGATATACTCGTTCATGTCATACGGCGCACGACCAGGGCGACGGGCGGCGCAGTTCCGCGCCAGCATTTCCTGCTCCTGCTCGTCGAGTTGCAATTCCAGTTTGCGGTTACCAGATTCAGCCAGGCGGACCCGCTGCGCGGCTTTGCGCTCTGCTGCGGTTTTAGCCATTTGCATCCTCGTTTACAAACTTACGAGACTCAACCCATGCAATCGCAGTTGCTACCAGTACAGGATGATTGCATGGGATTTCGTCTTCCGGCCCATAACCGAAGTAACACTCAAACCAATTCAGGAAGTTTTTGTCGCTATAGGCTTTGGCTATCATTTCATCTCTAGACATCACTTCACCTCCTGCGGCGGCTCCGGTAGCGGCATCCAGTGGGTTACTTCCTTGAGGTGTAGGTCATTACCATCACCATCATCCCAACAAGGCTTCTCATCATCAAACCAGTCAGCATAAATTCCCACCTGAACATTAGGAATGTTTGCCAGATAATGTGTTCCACTAAAATCGTCAGCTAGTACATATTCACGATCCGGCATTCGCTCACTACAGTTTATCCAACCATCCTGAGTTACTGGAGAGTTGCCATTCACATCGAAATTTGGCTTTGCGTCCTGAACCAGAAGGATGTAACCGTTCTTGGCTGTGTCCAGTTCTGATACCTCGGTGACAGTACCGAAATAGCGATGACCAGCATCAAAATCGCAGGTACTGACGTCTACCGATACTTCCATGCCTTCGATTAATTCTGGCAACTCGTAAGTTTGGCTTACAGGTTCAGTGGTAAGCACTACCAGCGATATACGCGCCAGTTCGCGCAGGTTTTCGCTATACGGTGACGTGTTATCACGACTGATTACGTGGTTCGCCGTATCAATTAAAATCTGTTTTTGCTGTTCTCTGGTAATAGTGGTCATGGTGTACTCCAGTTATCTTCGATAGCCACACTAAGTCGATGCAACCAGTCAGCTAATTTCAGCATTGCTTCGCGTTCGCTAAGCCCTTCCGGAAAATCTTCAAGTTCAACGAAAGGCTTAAACCGTCCGAAGGCGTCGTTCTTAACTGTCAGTTTCTGTTCAAGCGTGGTCTTCTTAACCTTGCTGTGATGCCGCAGAAGATAAACAGACTTAGATTTTTTACTGTCAGGGTCGTATTCGTAAGCGGTTAGAATCATCTGGCTACCGCCGCGATTTACTCCCAGCCACATGGTCATTAATTTTCATCCTTCTGTTCGCTGGCAGCCCGCTCAATACGTATAACCAGTGATTTCATTTCATTTTGCATGAGTTGTCTTAATACCCTGTCACGGCGAAAGCGGCATGGCGATGGACGGTGTTTGATTTTCTCCTTAAATGGTAAAGATGATGCTTTCAGGTATCGTTTATACAGGGAGTTACCCTGCTCCATATCTGACCCTGTTAGCTCTTGAATTGTGCTGCTCTTTCCCATCACTCCCCCCTCACGCCAATGCCAGCGGCGCGTGGCACATTAACTTCCACGATGCGCACAGTTGGTTTGTACATCTCAATCGCTGTCAGCCAGTCAGCGCCAGTCATGCGCTTTTCTGCATCGCCATTAGTCCACTTAACCGGTACACCAATAGCCTTCATCGCGATTTCTATTTCCCCGGCAATGGCACTTTTTCCGCAACCAGTAAAACCAGATACAACGACAAGAACTTCGCCTTTGGCTGGTTTTATTTCCCGTGCTTCCAGTTCTGCTATGCGATTTTTTGCATCCTGCAACTCCAGAAACCATTGTTCAGAATCGTCGCGCATCTGGAGAGTCTGCTCTTTCCACGTAACAGGCCAGAGCGGGCCGCATCCATTCGGGCATGGTTCTGTTTTGCTATCCCCGGCAGTAATTGTGCCAGCCGTCATGTTGATGTTGTTTTTTGTCAACACAAAACCACATCCTGCACAGCGCATTATGCCAGGCGCAATGATGGCTGATTGTTGTTCTGCAATGCGCTTCTCTGCGGCTTCCAGCTTCTTGTAGAGAGCATCCCAGCTTGTCGAGTTATCCATAACCAGCTTTGTAACTCGCTCTTCACGTGATTTGTAATGCTCCAGCTCATCCAGCAGCGCCAGCGCGACTTTCGGGTTAAATGCAGCAATAAATTCAGCGTTGGCCTCAGCATTCGGCTGACAATCAAACCCACCCCACTTAATAACGTTTTCACAGCGCTTATCTCGCGGGGTGTGGATAGAAAAAGTTTTAGTATCGATATCAGAAAATAACGTCCAGGGGCCTTTTGTCGCCTTCTCCGCCACTTCACGCAGCGCCTGTTTATCGATTGTCATGCTGCACCGCCTTTGCGAAGCTGGGCGGCGAACTCGTCAGCATCAAAAATCTGGTAGCGCAGGCTCACATGCGCTGCATCAAAAATATTTTCTGAAGTTGTTGGCAATGCGGTGAGTTGCGCCCTGTATTTATCTGCGAACATCTCCACACCCTGCGCACGCACCTCAGCCAGAAAAGCGTCGGTGGCCGGGGTCTCAGTGAAATCGTCCTCCCACGTATCGCCAACGTCCTCGCACTCGCGACGACAATATTCGTTGAATTCGACCTCTGCTTTTTTCAGCCCCGCATTCTCCGCCGCCAGCGCATTACTGCGAGCAAGCTGTACATCCAGTTGCGATGCCAGATCGCTAATCAGTTGCGCCACGCTTCGAACGTCGACGGCGCCGCAAGATGCTTTCAGTTCTGCGGCCTGCTCATGCCCTGACTTCACTAACTCAATGATATTGCTTCCCATTATTACCCTCACTTACCAGTATAAGTTATTGATTAGTTTGATAACTAAAAGGATCGTTATTTGATACCGATCCCGTGCCTGGCGATTAACAGCGCATCCGCGATGGCCTGGCCTTTTGCTTTTGCATCCAGCGCCCTGAGTTCCGGGTAGAGCTGAATTGCTCTGCTTCGCGCCGCGTCCTTGTCACTTCCGATAAGCCCGGCAGACTTCTTCCAGGCCTGCGGCGTTACCAGCGTGTACGGAATGTTGAGTCCCTGGAGGATCCCCTCCGCTACGCCAGCTGCATGCCCGAACGTGAACATACTCGCCGTTCCCTGCCCAGGCATTGCGCCTACCTGCTCGAGGTACGCGTGCGTAATTCCGTACTTACGCAGCCATGCAACCACCGCTGCGCCGTTGACTCTGGACTTGGTCCCAACCTTGATGGTCGGCATTGCCAGGTGGTCGATGTATCCTCCCTGCTCAGTTATCAGGACCAGAGATCCGCTGCATCCTGGGTCAATCCCTAATACTGCCGCCATGATTTACCCCTCAGGTAATTTAAAACCATAAATGAGTTAATTTCAATGGCAATGCGCATATTTTATTACCTTTTTGGTAATTCACTGGATGTAAAAAAATGCGCTACTGCGCCGGTATTACTTGATGAGTCCTGCTGCCTTCCTTCGCCTGTATTCCTCCATGAGCCACTGTGCCGGTGTTATCCCTCCCAGGGTAGCTGCGTTAGGCATACACCCGAAACTTCGCCCTGGTGGATGGTAGGCGTTACCTGAGCTTGTCTGTGGTGTGCTCATTGGTTCTGGCTTGGCCTGTATGCTGAGTATTGGATCTGGAATCTGGTGACCGGATGCCACTTTTGCCGACCATTCATCCAGCAGCTTGCGGGCATGCTTCTCAACTTCAGCCTCACTCAGTTGGCGCTGGTACATCGCCCGGCGGGTATCGCACACAATCCAGTACATGACCGGGTGGCGCCACGGGAAACGCTCTGGTCCACCAGGCTGGAGGCTTTTCTCTTTGGCGTAACGGTGAAACTCAACCATCACGTCCTCGATGCTCACACCCAGCACCATCTTGCTGTCTTTGCACCACTTTATGAATTGCCCAGGTGAAGGCCAGAACGGTGATTCACTGGCACGGGCATGTCGCATCCCTGCCGATACCTGCTCACGGGTACGGATGCCACCTTCGGCGAATGCGGCGATCCACTGTTGCTTTGCTGCTGTCTCCTGCGCTGGAGTCTTCAGGTTGGTCTGCTCAGCTGCCGGGAATAGCTGCTTAAGCTGTTTAAACAGGGCATCTACAAGGCGCTCTGCCGTGATGTTCACCACGTTGTCGCTACCTGCATACTGACGATCTGACCCTGTCAGGCGGGCTAATGCATCACTGTCTCGGTTCTTAATGGCGTTAAATACGTTGTTCAAAGGAAATCCTCCCACGCTTCAGGGCTGTTCCAGTGCGGAACGTTGTTATCAGGTAATGTTGATTGCTTCTGTCTGCTAATCTGCAGCCGCCTTGCCAGCTTCTGCTCCCACTGTGACTGATGGTATGCCTTACCCTCAGCCATCCAGTAAATTCTGAACTCTGCAAGTTCCTGTGCCGTTGGCAGACTGTCCAGGTAGATTCCCTGCAATGAGCTTTTCCGAAGAAAGTCATCTGATGGCTGCCATTGTTCATGCATGACAAATTTGCCTAATTGCCCTGGCCCACCAGGAGGAACAAAGTTATTCATCACTGCGTTGTTTGCGCCGGGGTCATGAGGCACAGAATCCCCGGTTTTTGTCCTGCTCTCCCTCTCTTGGTTAAATGACTGGTTATATGACTGGTTCTGGATCCCGTTTTTGGGATCATTCAACATCCCGTTTTTGGGATCATTCAACATCCCGTTTTTGGGTATATTCCCAATATTGGTAACATTACCGTTTTTGGGTATGTTTAAAGAGAAAACCCGAACCCTTCTTGTTGCCCCTTTTCTTTCTCCTGTATCTGAAATTAGCCCCATTCCGATAAGCGAAATCAGTCCAGCCTGAACCGTTTTTTTATTCAGGCTTGTGTCGGTAACGAGACGTTCGATGCTTGGATAGCACAGGTTGTATTCATCGGCTCGATCGGCCATCGAGAGCAGGATGAGTTTCAGTGATGAGCTGCCTGGATTTGTTTTCCATGCCCACTCTGTTGCGTGTCTGCTCATGGTAAATACCTGTCGTCAACTTGAATGTTGCAGGCTGGCTTCGGCCATGAGCTGCTTTATTTCCGCCTGGCGGCGCAGGCTTGTGTTGATGGCACATGTAACACAGTGCCCGTTGTAAACGTAGCGCTCACTGTCATGACCATGCTTACACTGTTTGCCAGTGTAATAACGCTTAAGACCTGCCTTTGCAGCGTCAAGGCGAGTAATAATCTCCATTGCACAACCTCATTAACGTTTACTATTACGATGATTTTGATGCAGGAAGAAAAAAAGATCAACCGTATATGGTTTTTTATTACCAGAAAGGTGTTTTATGCAGGAAGGAGCCGCCAGGAGATGACGGCATTGATGTGTTAAGAGGGATTATCGGTCGTAGAAGAAGAGCACTAATTCAGGTTTAGACTTGGTCCATTCGCGGGAACGACATGCTTTAAACAGTCCGTCCATCAGTCGCTTACCAGGCATCTTGCGGCGCCCGGTCAGGTGCGTCTGGATGTAATGACTGGTGGTTCCGGCTTCATCTGCAAATGCTTCACGCTCATCAGGAGACAGCCCCAGCCAGTGCTTTTTGAAATCAAATTTTTTTTCATCACTCATATTTTGCTTATCTCAGCCTGTCTATTCATATCTGAATTATTACCTTTCTGGTGAAAAAATCAATGATTATTACCATTATGGTAACTTTACCTTTATGGTAATATTCATTTAAATTTAGTCAGTTAGGTAACATTAAATGGACAAATACAATAGCTATGAAAAGTATTTATGACATAAGACGCAAAAACCTTAACGAAATCATTCGCAGGGATTTCGATGATACCCAGTTGCGCTTTGCTGAACGGGTGAAGCGTTCGCAGAACCTGGTCAACCGGTGGTGTACTGGCATCAAAAACATCGGGCCGAATGCCGCACGCATCATTGAAGAAGCAGCGCGCAAAGAAAAGTTCTGGCTTGATGTCGATCACGAACTGGACGCAGTACAGGCTGATATCTTTGTTCCGGCCACCGACGATGGCGAATGGACTGTAGAGAAGCAGGCCGCAGCCACGCTCAATGCCTGGATGAGAAAGAACACGGAAATGACGTCCGAAAAGAAAGTTGCTGTTGCAGCTGGTATTGGCCCGGCCACAGTTAACCGGATTATGAAAGCGGAAGTCAGCACAACTATCGGCGTTCTTTCCTCTCTGGCTCGCGCGTTCGGGCATGAAGCATACGAGATGATTATTCCCGTCGGCGCTCCTGGTGTTATCGACTACGACCACCGGTTGTATGCAGCTCTGCCACAGGAAGAGAAAAACAAGATCACTTCATTCATCAACTTCGTGTTTGAGCAGAACAAAAGCAAGTAAACCCCCGCCATTCTGACGCTTTACCTGCCCGATGGCGGTAAGCTCGCGCCTCACACAATTACCAAAATGGTAATTTTTTCTCGTCATACCTATTGACACAATCACTTTTTGATCTGATTATTACCCAAAAGGTAATACAAGAGCGCATCGCTCGGCAGAAACCACCACTTCGTGGTTTTCCTGTATCTTCAAGTATTACCAAAATGGTAATGGAGAGGTTTGTATGCAGTGGAAAGTCATCAATGGTTGGTACTGCGTTACAGCTTGCGGGCTGATGAGCTGGAAGTTCCGCACTCTGAGTGAGGGCATGAAATGGGCATTTACCAACAAGGTTGCGCACGAAGTTGCCAACGATAACGGGATATGGGGGTGAGCAAGTGAACATTCAGCAATTCAATAACCTGAACAAAATAGCAACTCAGTTCAGCAATGACTACCAGATGTCATCTGAACTGTATGACCGCCACGTTGAGCTTATCGACGCAGTAGCTGGTTGCGAGATGGAAGAGTCATTCAAACGCGCCATTCTCCGTGCCGGTGTTCGTTATGAAGTTCTGGAAGCGGCATTTGAAAGCGATGATTTCGAAGAGCTTATGTCGTCATTCAAACGTGAATTAACTGGCGTCATCGCCCGTCTTGACCTTGCTGACCAGATCGACAGCAAAAGGAATGCGGCATGAATACCGGTATCTATTTCGACATCAGCAACGAGGAATACCACGCCGGTGACGGCGTGAGTAAGTCACAACTGGATATGGTGGCCAAGAACCCCGCTCTTCTGAAATGGGTGAAGGCTGCTCCGGAAGACGAAGAGAATAAATCCGCACTGGACATGGGTACTGCTCTGCACTGCCTGCTGCTGGAGCCAGAGGAATTCGATAAGCGTTTCATCGTGGCGCCACAGTTCAACCGCCGCACCAATCAGGGCAAAGCGGATGAAGCCGCATTCCTGAAAGACGTTGCAGGTATGGGAATGACTGTCATGGATGCCGAACAGGGCCGGAAACTGAAACTGATGCGCGACAGCGCAATGGCCCACCCGGCTGCGCGCTGGATGCTTGAAGCTCCAGGTCACTGTGAAGCATCGATGTACTGGAATGACGATGAGACTGGCGAACTGTGCCGGATCCGTCCGGATAAATGGCTGAATGAGCACAACGTGATCGTCGACGTGAAAAAGGTTGCCGACATGGATCGCTTTGCACGTCACATCGAGGAATTCCGCTACCACGTCCAAGATGCCATGTACAGAGAGGGTGCACTGAAAGTAACCGGGCAGCCACACGGATTCTTCTTCCTGGCTGTGAGCGAGACCATCGACTGCGGTCGATACCCCATCCGCGTGTTCGATCTGGATGCGCCGGACGTTGACGCCGGGCACCAGTTATTCCGCCGGGATCTGAACACCTATCACGAATGCCGCATCAGCGATGAATGGGGTGGCGTGGAAATTATTAAACGCCCTGAATGGGCACGCAAACAGGATATGTACGTATGAGCAACGATATCGCAATCACATCACAGCCTGGCGCTACCGTAGGGACCGCTGCGGCAATCTTCAGCCCGGAAGGCATGAATCAACTAGTGCGCTTCGCTGAGCTGATGGCAGACAGTAAAGCCACCGTTCCTGATCATCTTGCAGGTAAACCGTCAGACTGCCTGGCAGTAACCATGCAGGCAGCACAATGGGGCATGAACCCGTTCGCAGTTGCACAGAAGACGCACGTTGTAAACGGCACTCTTGGCTATGAAGCGCAACTGGTTAACGCCGTCGTTTCGTCTTCAAACCTGCTTTCAACCCGCCTGAATTACCGCTGGGAAGGCGACTGGTCAAAGGTGAATGGCAAGAGCGACAAATCTCCATCACTGACCGTAACAGTATCGGCAGTGCTGAAAGGCGAAGCAGAGCCGCGTGAACTTACCATCAGCATGGCTCAGGCCGGTGTCCGTAACTCTCCACTGTGGGAGCAGGATCCACGCCAGCAGCTTGCTTACCTGTGCGTTAAGCGCTGGGCGCGCCTGCATGCTCCTGATGTTCTCCTTGGTGTCTATACGCCCGACGAACTGCAGGAGACAACACCGCGTGTTGAGCGCGATATCACGCCACCTGCGGCAACGGCTCAAGGCATGAACAGCCTGATCAACTCAAAGCCTGAGAAGAAACAGGAAGGGCGTCAGCAGCACAAAGACGATCGCGGTCCTGAAGAGATTCTGCACGCATTTTCCGGCGCGGCGATGAACTACAACACCCAGGCTGATCTGGACAAAGCGTACAAATACGTTGCTCAGAAACTGGCTGGTGATGATGACCTGCTGGCAAAAGCAACTAACGTTTACACCATCCGTTGTGACGAACTGAACGAAGTACCGATGTAACCACCACTGCGGCGCCACGCGCGTCGCAAATGCAAGAGAGGTAATGATGAAAAGAGCATTTGGCAAAAAGGAACTGATGGCAGTGGTGCCGGTATCTATGAGCACCATTGACCGCATGGAGCGCAATGGCGAGTTCCCGCAGCGCTTCTGGATCACTGATAAGCGTTGTGCATGGAACGCTGAAGAGGTTGAGAACTGGCTTGATGAACGTCAGGCCACCAGCCCGGCAGAGTTCACCGGAAAAAAGCCACCGGTTGATCAGCGTGTTTACCGCCCAGTAAGTAACGCCGCATGACAGCGCTGATCAGGCACTGGGAAAAATGGTCAGGATGGTACTTATTCCTGACCGCCGTTTCCGCCTGGCTGTATCTGCTGGCGGTTATTTTCAGAGAAGGCTGGATCAGATGAGCAAATTAACCCGTCTTGAAAAGTATCACCTGAACTATGTGTCTCAGCGTCAGGCGTCAAAGGTTGTCGCCGTAACTCCGGCAGCAATGGAGGTAGAAAAGCGCGCTGTTGAGCGTGAATCGAAAGGCCAGTTCCGCATTGCAGCCAGGCTCTGGTTGCTGTGTATGGATGTTGCGGTTGGTGAAGTTGAACGCGCAAGAATAGCGATACGCCGTGATCAGTGCATATCGAAAGGCAATGGAATGCGCCGTGGAGAATATGCAGGGATCGGATGTCGCGGGGTGGTGTATGACTAATCATCAAGACGATATCACCGTTGGAATGGTGACATTAATTTATTCGACGAAGTATGGAGGCTGGTTAACTCCAGCCAAACTGATTATTCGCAACCCTATTGCAGCTCAGAGGGTAGCTGAAAAGCTGAATGAATCTCTTAAGGTTCGTCCAATTAAGGCAGGTATGGCATGACCGGTAAATACACTCTTATCTACGCTGACCCGCCTTGGGTCTACCGTGATAAAGCCGCCGACGGTGACCGCGGGGCAGAATTCAAATATCCGGTAATGAACGTGCAGGATATCTGCCGTCTTCCAGTGTGGGATCTGGCTGCCGATAGTTGCCTGCTGGCAATGTGGTGGGTACCGACACAGCCGGTTGAAGCGCTCAAGGTAATCGAAGCGTGGGGCTTCCGCCTGATGACCATGAAGGGATTCACCTGGCATAAGACGAATAAGCACAAAGGAAACAGCGCGATCGGCATGGGGCACATGACCAGGGCGAACAGCGAAGACTGCCTGTTTGCGGTGCGCGGGAAACTTCCTGCCCGCATGGATGCCTCAATATGCCAGCACGTCACCGCACCGCGCATGGAAAACTCCCGCAAGCCTGACGTCATCCGCGAAAAATTGGTGCAATTGCTGGGCGATGTGCCTCGCATTGAGTTATTCGCCCGTCAGTCGTCGCATGGCTTCGATGTTTGGGGGAATCAGTGTGATGGTGCGGCGGTTGAACTGCTGCCAGGCTGTGCGATTGAGATTTCCTAATGCAGACAGAATAATTCTGCTTACCCAATCCTACGCCTCATCATCCGCATGAATTGGCGATCAGGGTTGACGGGCAGATGCGACGGGACTTAGGATTGTCAAAACTTTTCGTTTGGCATACCTATGGAACCAAGAAAGTCATTTATACCCGAACCACTTTTCCTCATCTTCGTTGTGTTATCATGCATTTCGTTGATAAGTATCATGATGGGATGGCTGAAACCCAACCCGATAATACTCATAGGCGACATTATCGTTATTGGTGCGTTCTTATGGGAACAGACCATGAAAAGATTCAAATCCTGATTTCACCAATCCTCATAAATCAAAATAAGCCCGTAAGGGCTTTTTTGTCAGCAATTTCGTCTTTCAGCAAGTCTATCCCATTCGAATTGTGAATCTTTTAAGCCAGAAATAGTCTTCACATTATCTTTTCTTTTCATACATCCCGCTGGCGGCTTTATTTTTGCTGCTGCCACACCTCAAACTTCGACGGGGAGAACGGCACCAGATCGGTGTGTTCCCCGTTAATCCAGGCATCAACCATATCCGCCCACTGCTGCAACATGTAGGCGCGCTGCCTGGCATACTCCGCTTTGTTATACACCGCACGCACTCCCTTCTGTTCATGCGCCAGCGCCTTTTCAATCCAGTCTGATGGATAACCAGCTTCATGCAGCAGAGTGCTGGCTGTTCGGCGAAGGTCATGCACGGTGAAGCCATGTATCTTCTCGTCGTCTTTGTTTATGGCCTCCACCGTCCTGTCTATCAGCGAGTTCAGCGCGGCGTTCGATAATGGCTTGCGGAAGTTGTAGCGCCCAGGAACCAGGTATTCACTGCCGCCTGCACACATCTGCAACCCCACCAGCAAATCCTGAGCCTGCTTCGGAAGATAAATCACATGCGCGCGCCCAGCTTTCATCCGGTCAACAGGGATCGTCCATGTCCACTTCGTGAAATCGATCTCTGACCACGTTGCGGAAATAAACTCATTTTTGCGAACCATCGTCAGCAGCACCAGCTTTATCGCCATCTTCATGGTTCCCATTGCTCCGACATCGTCCAGTGCGCGAAAGAAAATACCGACCTCTTCCGGCGACAGCGTGCGCTCACGCGGCTTAAACATGGCTATTGATGAAGGCTTAATGTCAGCAGCCGGATTAAACAGGCCGTGACCTCGGTCATTGGCATAACGGTATACGCTGCTGATTATCTCTCTGGCCTGCACTGCTGTAGCCCGGCCACCACGTTCAACAATGCGATCGCACAGGTCACGAACCATGCCGGTGGTTATCTCAGCCATCATCTTGTTACCCAGAACCGGCATGATATCGCGTTCGATAACGGCCTGTTTCATTGCCCGGGTACTGTCAGCCAGAATGACGTGCTTCATATAGCTGTCGGTATGTACCGCGAATGTCTCAGCCCCGCGTATCTTTTTGATACCGTCACGTTTAGCCGCAGCAGGCGAGTGGCCTGACTTCAGCAGCTTCTTTGCAGCAATGAGTTCTTCGCGTGCTTCTGCCAGGCTGATACCGTCACGACCATACTGACCAATGACCAGAGTTTCCCGTCGTCCGTTAATGCGGTAGTCGTACCGGAACGAGACAGAGCCGGAAGTAAGCACAGCGACATACAGCCCATCACGATCAGAAACCTTATACAGTTTGTCCTGCGGTTTGAGGTTTTTTAATTTGGTATCAGTAAGCAC